TAAAACCAATACAAGAATTATTTAAAGCATGTGACTGCTTATTGTATACCGAAGAACAATGGAACAGTGATGGCAATATGATTTATTTTAACGATGATGAAAAAATGATTTTTAAAAATAAAAATGGCATAAATTCAGGATCATTTTGTATAAACAGTGGGTTAATATATCAATTATTTAATGTATGGAAAAATATTTTAAAAGTTAAAAAACATTGTAATAAAAAAATTAAACATTTTCTCGATCAAGCTGCATTTAATTTTTTAATTAGAAAACAGTTGATTCCGTGTAAAGAATGGGATCTTGGGAAAATAGGATTTCCTCATAATAAAATACCACGTAAAAACGGTATATTAATTCATTATACTTATAATAAAAAATTAATGCAGGCTGATTTTGATCATTTCATTCAGCCTTGAACTCTATAGTATCATTTTCACCAAATCTCTTTTCAATTATTTTACCGTTAATCTTGTACTTAATGAAAAACCCTTTAGGATCGCGAGGGGCTGGATTACCAATTATCTTCCATGCATTATCATGATCAATATATGGCTTGGTGCCATTCTCAGTCTTTTCAATTATATATTTTAGTGCATTTACGGTATTGTCCTTTGTAAATCCATAAGATGCTGAAATTATAACAACACTATTTGTTGGTTGATCGGAAAACTCGTCAATCTTCTTCTTGATTGCCAATGCCCCTTCCAGGTTATTGGCCTTCATTTCTGCATCCTTGGCCTTCGCCAAAGCTGGGAGTAACGCCTTCCTGGCTGTTTCCTCCCGCTTGTCATACTCGGCCTTGGCCTTTGCCAGTTCGGCCTCATATGTCTTCATGGCTGTCGCAGCAGATGTGGGAAGCAGAGCTTTATCATCTGCCGCAAAGCAGGCAGAGATAAGAATGAGAGAAAGAATGAGAATCTTAATCATTTTAATTTCCTTCAATATTTTTTAACAAACTCTGTAAATCTTTTAATATATAAAAACAGTTCAGCCGTGGTTTTTATACCACGGCTGAACGATCACACGCGAGGGGATTAGGCGGTATAGATTTCCTGGACATCCTGAGATTCCAGGACTACACCATCATTGTCACGCGTTAATATTTCAATCAACTTTTTAAGCTGACGCTCCAGCCGTTCAGTACGGACCAAAGCACGCTGACCAGCATCCACAAGAGGACCACCATTACCACCACGACGGGGTGATTGGTGACCACTATGTGGATTAGTGGAAGGCGCACGGACACTAATGAGTTTTACTGATCTAGCTTTAAGCTTATTTTCAGCAGTAATCTCAAGAGTGAATTCCACATCTTCATTGACATTAAGGAATCTAAATCCCTCCATGTCAATATCAGATTGATGGACAAATACATCTTCACCAGCTGATTCGCCAGTGATTTGAATGAATCCAAATCCACCATTAGTATCGAAACGCTTAACGGTACCACGAAGCACATCACCGTCTTGAAGAGACATTTTTACCTCCTATGGGTTAGGTCTCATTGTCATAAATATCAGCAAAACTGCTGACATCATTTTTTAGCAAGAAATCTTGTTTGGTTAATATTTCTTTATGAAATTTTAGGAGATGTAAACTTTAAACCCTCAACAATTATATTATTAATAGTCTTCACCATATTATCATAAACTTCATTCCTATCTTTAGGTGTTACTTTATCAAGAGCATTCTTGATTATTCCCATTTCATCTTTATTTAAAAATTGAAGATTGTAACAAGCTAATTTTGAATTATCTGGTAATTCAAAAACGTGAACGTGACCGTGCATGGTTATCTCCTTGGTTTATAGGTCAATCTTGCCTGATTTAACATTGATAAATCTTACATCCCCACATAATTTATAACCTTTTTCTTTTATTGATTTCATAAATTTGTTATAAACGATCACATCGTATCCATATTTACTTATTGATTTGGTATTTCTAAGTTCATCTGTAACTGGTGATTTTTCAATTTTATTCTTATTAATAAGTTTATATTCTATAATTTCTTCTAATAAAATTATTAGATCATCATTATCATAATCATCTGGAAGATGAAAATATAAATCTATATGGGCGATTTTCATTTATAAATCTCGTGACATCATTTTCCATCTTTTTGATCATAAATGATTCCCTTAGTTGATTCAAATACATCAGTATATATTTCTCTAAGTTTGGCTACCGATAAATTATGCTTTTTGGATAGTTCTTCTAATATCTTATTAACATCAACAGCTTTAGATTTGGTTTGTTCTATAATCTGGTTGACATTTTTATTAAAAATATTTACAGCGTTTACAGCAATAGGGTCATCAATTAACTCAAGTGATGTAATAGGGATCGGACCATTTCCAAACGGTATGCCATCATTTTCTAATAATATTACGATATAATGCTGAACACCTCTGATAAGACCAGCATCTTCTTCTATGAATCCAAACTTACCAATAGATCCTTCCGGCATACCACTAAAAGATGCAATAATCTTTATAATGTCATTTAATTTCATGATATCCTCTTGTTTTCTTTAATTGATGATACTATAGTAAGGAATGCAACTCTAGCTACTAATCCTTCTTCAATTAAAACTTTGTTTAATTGATTTAATTCTTTATAAATTGCATTACCATCTGTGTTAATTTCATAACCATATTCAAGCAACATATTGTTAATATAATATAATACATGTTCTGGTAAACCAGATTTTGATTGTGATATAGTTTCCTCAGCAGAATAAAACTTCCTTGCCCATTCTTCTATTTCTTCATCTTTTAAATTAGCGCTATTTAATTTTCCATCATAAATAATTTCATTTCCAATTACCTTAGTTGACTCATTAAATAATAAAAATCCAATTTTATTTCTATGAATCTTAACTTCAGTTGAAACATGTTCTTTTCCAATATAAAGCGCATAGTTTAATCTAAGACATAACATTTTAAATAAATTCTTATCTGCTTTAACAGAATTAGACAATATCTGTAAATAAAGATCTTTATGAGGAATTTTAGATATCCATTCACCAAGATGGTGATCTATAAAAGATTCTGGATGACCACCTAATTCAACAGACCATGTTTCATTATGAACACGATAATAAGCACTAAGCATAAATTTTGGATATAAGACACCAACATATTTTCCACTAAGCTTATCAGCTTCTTCTTCTAATTGTTCAAAATAAGATTTTGGTTTTTCAATTACAGCAGGTGACGCAAAACCACTACATTTATGATCTTCTTTACCATAATACATTATCATTCCACATTTTTCACAATTTTCTGGCCCAGAATGTTTTGGTTTACCAACTGGATAATTTGGCTGTAAATCATGAAGCAAATTAATATCGTCTTTATCAATTTTAGGCATATTATCTTTCATTATTGCACCATAATTTTTTCATATAATTCAGTGGCTAAACCAATTGATTGACCTTTTGCTGATTCCCAATTAAGTAAAAGAACTTCGTGATTATTCTTGAATACAACAGCAGCAACACCAGCATTGCAACGTGTCTTAAGCACTTCTAATATCTCTTTTCCTTCTATATTCAAAAACATTGCATCATTTTGTTCAGTATTATCTGATTTATTTTGAAGTTTTAATCTATCCTTTAACCACCAATTAAGTTTAGCAGTAAGTCCAAATACCTGCATTTTAGCAGTTTCAAAACAATTAATTTGGGTTCTTATAGCATTTGGACCAATATCTTCGTCATGCTTTACATAAATCAAAGCATATGCATTAGAATATTTTCTAAGCTCATTTACAAGATCGGCAGTAGTAAAAAGAGTATAATTATCAGCTGGCATTGATTGTTAAATACATTAAATATTAAAATAGTTTATATTTCATCAAGTATTAAGAATATCTAATCTACCCCACACATATGCTGCAGCAGCAACAGGATCAAAAGGTTCCGTAATATCTGGAGCGCGATAAATGACCCAATCCTTACCAACAGCAGTTAAATAATTTTCAAGATCAGATTGTGTTTCTACTATTTCAAATTCTCCCACAGGATCATCTATACTTATTCCAATCATTAATACTTCACGTGGCGATGGGTGAGTTTTAGTATCAACAGAATATACTCCACCAACACCATCATTACCTGTATAAAGAAAAGATGGTATTGTACCATTAGCATTAAGTCTATATTTTATAACATTTTTCATTTAATTTCCTTTACATATATTTTCTATGAGTTCATTAAACGCTTATAACTACTCAATACCGCATTGGTGGTTTTATTTATTAATATTTTAGATGCCATATCTGGTCTAAAATAATTTTCCCATATGTATTTTGATTTAGCACAATATTTATCAACATTTTCAGTTAAAACTTTTGATAAATCATTAATATCTTTCATATATAAATAATGCTCATTAGGGAAAAAATCAAATTCAAATTCTGGTTTATAATTTAAAGCAAGTGGCATACTATTTGATATAAATTCATATTCTCTAGTATTCTTTTCATTCCTAATTGATAATATTATTCCAAATCGAGATTTCATCAACAATTCAAGATATTGAGTACCAGTTATTGCAACTCTTGTATCAATTCCTATTAATTTCGCATGCTCAAACCAATCCATCCTCTTCATTACTCGTAAACTATTAAATCCAGATGCCATTATGTTATAATTGGATTGATGTGAGCTATATTCAAATTTATTAACTAACCCCCATCCAGCAGGAAACATTGACCATATTACAAGTGGACAATTTAATAAACTCTGTATTTCTTCATTTTTCTTATACTTAATATAAACAACAGCCGACATGTTATTTAATAATCCATTCTTTAAATATTTCAAAGTGTATTTGTCATCGAATTGAGTATCAAAAATTACTAATTTATTATTTAATTTAGCAAATGATATCTGTCCATGCCTATGTTTCCTACCACCACTGCCATAAACAGTGCTGTCTAACTCCAACATTTGATTATGTTCAGGCATTCTTTCATATTTAACAGTAAACATTCCAGATTTTATTAATATGTCATGATACCAGCGGTTAAAATCATGTTGTGGTCTATCATCTAAAATTAAATCCATGAACTATCTACAATGAACCCCGCATCAAACGACGCGGGGTTCTATTCAATCAATCAGGGAGTATCAGATGAAGGAGTTGATTCAGATGAACTGGACGAGCTAGACACTGACCTGGATGAACTAGACGAGCTAGACACTGACTTAGAACTACCAGAACTATTTGAGCTATCTGAGCTATCTGATTCATCCAATTCAACTGTCGTTCCAACTAATCCTTCCCACATAGTAGCGACTAAAGTTTTTGCAGTTGGGTCGGAGATGAGCTTCTCATAAGTATCACCACCAGTAGAGATATGTTTGGTTACTACATCATTTCCAGCCACTTCAAATGAGAATGATTCAACAGTATTATCTTCAAATGCAACCACACCAGAAATCACCATTGTAAATGAGGTAACAACTGCTGATGATGTTGGATAAGCAAATGAAACATGAGCAGGAAGAAGTTGCGCTAAAAGCTGAGTAATTACAGCAGATTTGCTACCAAATATGGAATTAAACGCATCTTGGCTACCAACTAAGGTCGCCTCAGACTGCGAATCAAACCACACACCAAAAGAATTAACTTGGTTATTGCCTTGTGCAACAACACCTGACATATTCATGGTGAAATTCTTGACAGTCATGACTAATTTTCTCCTATCTATATATTTGCTAAATTAATGTTCCTATCTTAGCCCAATCAACATCCCCAGCCTTGGTTAATGGTATACCTATTGCCCGATCATCTATTATAAAATTGAAAAATGGTTTATTAGGTTCTATCCCATCAAATGGAATATCATATTTCTTTAAATATTCAACCATCTCATTTGTCATTTGAACATGGTCATAAACACAGTTAGGGTTAGATCTACAAGAATATATTATAATAGTATGATTATTTTCTTTCAGCTTTTTTAACACTTCACGACATTGTAGTTGTGGTTCACCACCTGGACAGATGGTGCCATCAAAATCTATAAAAAAGATCATATAGCTTTATATTTTACCACATAATTCGTCAACAGTCTTAGCATATTCTTCGCCACATATTCTAAATTCGTTAATAACTTTATATGTTGGCGTATATCCATCATTTGCAATACCAAAATCAGTAATTTCCCATACACACTTACCATTTTCAAACTTATCACCAATTTTTAATTTTCTAACGTATTTACAGCTACATTCGCCATATCTTTTCTCGTATTCTTTATACTCATGTGGTGGAATAGTCTTACAGGGACAATTCTGCTTTTCTAGTTTATTTGAAGCACCATCTAAATTGTATTCACTAATGTGTTTATCCAAAGTGCGCTTATACATCCACAACCTAGCACTTTGCAACAATTCCAAGATTTTTTTATCGTCATCATTATCATTGCGATTTATATCATCAAAACGATTTATTAATATAGATAGTAACACTTCATTAGTGATACCATTGACGCCATTTTCCTTCATTGATCCATCTTGAAATTTAATATAGATAGCCTTATAAAACGATAAATCAGTACCAAAATGTGCCCTGCCATTATTAGAAGTTATTTCTTGAGAAATTATTGCTATAAGCTCATTTTTATACCAAAGAACTTGCAATTTTTTATTGATATCTATTTTCCATTCTCCATCAACTTCTTTAAATAAAAATTTCTTAGTGTTATTCTTTTTATATGTAAATGGTGTTAATATCATATAACCATCTTTAATGATGTCATCCTTAATAACATTATCATTTAGACGATATTTTAAAGAAAAGACTCTAATATTCCTATTAAAACCATTAGTTTGATGCCATATCATCTCATTTGCAATACCATTAGAAAGTGGGAATTTTTTCTGTTTATCATTTATATTGAGTTCTTTTTTAACAGTTTCCCAATCATTAATTTGTTTTTGAAATTCCATAGACGCCGCTATAGCTGATTCATCCATTCTTCTATGAAGATCTTTCTTATATAAATCAATAAATTTTGATGCTAAAACTTTTATAGTTTCAGTTAATTCTTTGGTGGTTGGATCTGAAACTATATCACAAGTTCCATCTTTAGAAATTATAACAGTTCGCCTCCCAGGCGTGAGAGGTTTGATAATTATATCATTATTACTAACAATGATTGGATTAATTATAGCATATTCAATATTAAATTCAAAAATTTTATAATGACAAGGAACAGGAACATCTATATTAGAAACATAAATATCAGATAATTTTACTCCTTCAGATACTAATTGATCAAAATGATTTTTTAAAGCTATTTCAATACTAGTATTACTGCATATAAGATGACAGATTACGGATTCATGCATTCGATCAGAAACATTAATCTCTTCATAAGGCAACAAATTTTTAATTTTTGCTAATAATTCAATTGAAGGAGATTTTAATGGCCATTTATCATTATTTGCACTTGTTAAAGCTGGCATGGCGTCCTCGTTGAGACGCCGCAGGCGACTAGGATTCATTTCCCGTTGCTACTTTCCACATTTGGGATCGTAGCTATGCCGACCTGCGGCTGATACTCTAAAATTAAATACGTTGGAGAATAAAGGAGACTATTTATCCATTGGTACTTTTAGCATAAATTCATTTTCATCTTGATCTTCATATAATATTTCATGAATAATTCCATATTTATTATTTTCAATGTCGCATTCTAGTCTTTTTATTACTAAATTCATGACATAATCATTAAATTCATCTTCATCAATATTATCATTTTCATGAGCTAATTTTTCATAATATTTATATAAATTATCAATTTTTAATTTGGCACGCTTTTCAATCGGCCATGATTCGATCATTTTAGACGATTGAAGGTTTTTATAATCATTAACATTTAACTCTATGTTATATTTATTGCATAATCTTTGAATACTAGAAATACTACTATTGTAGATTTTAGCTATTTCAATTAATGATTTACTGTTACGTAAATTTTTAATTTCTTCAACAGTTTTTTCATTATCCAATATTGATTTATTCTTTAATGAAGCAGCTTCAGAAACAGACCTTTTTAATCCAAGCATTCCGCATATCTTCATTATTGTCCTACGTGGACATTCAAATTCTAAAGCTATTTCTTTGTGAGTTTTACCACCATTAAACAATTCTTTAATTTTATTTCTTTGTTCTTCATTAAACATATCTTTAATCATTTGGTTCCTTGTATAAGATTAATAAAATTAACAGTATTTTGTTGTGATACATTGTTTTTCATATGATTAATACCTCTACAAACAAGTTGAACATTACCAATTATATAACCCTTATTAGAATCAATACGATCAATTGAAATTGAATTTAAAAAACCCCATTTATGAACCATATCAATATTAGTTAATGCACATTTATGATTTTGTTTATTCCATAATTCCATTAAATATTCATTTGTTAAATTAAATTCAAGCGGTATTTTTCTGATTTTATCCTTACCAGCCCTAACTATTTTATTTTTAGATAAATTTCTAGATCTTCTAAGTAATCCAGCTAGAAAAATTTCTGGTGTACTAGTATAATATTCATTTGCTTCTGTTCTAATACGATCATGATTATTGACATAAAAATTTTTCTTTTGTTCATTTAATTTTTCTTGGTTTTTAATTCTATATTCGGCCATATACTTACGATAACAATCCATGCATTGATTTTTATTTTCTTTAAATGGAATTTCATCTGATTTTTTAACACCACATTTACAAACATCATGGATTATTTTATTTCTAGTAACAATTACATGATCATTTTCACACACCCATCTCTCTGGTGCCATTTTCTTAAAAAAGACTAACGAATTACATTCGTTACATTTTTCTGGCTTATGTAATATTGACATATGTTTATCTACATCATATTATAACAAATCTGAAGTCATATACAAGTCCAAAAAGAAACCCCTGGCTTTTGACCAGGGGTTCCTCGCTATCCTAAAAAATTATATAGGATGATAGCTTACAAGTTAGAAACGTTAATTGTGCCGTAGAAGAGACCCCCATCTTCAATAAGCTTCTTGCCGTAGCGGGTCATCACACCCTTGGACGGGGTGTAGCTGTTCGGGTCGAGCACAGTCGGGGTGCTGAGCAGCGGGATGTAGGGAGCGTAGAAGTAACCCGCATCCAGTGCGCTGTTACCCTTGAAGCCCATCAGGATCTTGCAGTTCGGGAAGAGAGGATCCTTGTAGAGCTTCAGCTTGCCCTGAATGGTCCCGGCATTGGTGATGCCAATGTCGATTCCATCGGTGGCCAGCACGTCGCTACCACGGAAGTCGTTCAGCTGCTCAAACTTGCTTGAGATATCAGCCGAAGTCACCATCCAGTTGGCTGGACCACGGAGTGTGGTACGATGGATGACGTTCGCCACTTCCAGGGTCTTGTACAGCAGGGCGATGTTACGGTCAATGAAGTTGACCGAAGCACCGGCTGCGGTGGCAAAGTTGTGGGTGGCGCGGATGCTGGAAGCGATGATCAGGTCGTTGATGATCTCACGATCAATCTCAGCGACGATCTCATCACCCATCAGGTCGGTCAGGGTGGCCTCAGCGTCCATGTTGTGCACGGACTTGAGATCCTGAGCAGCCTCGAGGCTCCACGAGGTCTTCAGCTTGCGGGTAATGGCCGAAACCGAGTCGCTGTCGATCGAGAGAGTCACTTCCGGCTGGAAGGGGTTGTTCTCCAGGTCGAACTCGTAATCAACGGTCGCAAATGCACCAGTAGGCAGTGTACCACTGAGGATGGTAACAGTTACCTCACCAGTATTGTGGTTGAAGTAGGTAGCGCCAGTGGTGGTCGTGTCGATCGTGAGACCGGTCACATCACCAATCAGGACGTTATCAGCATTACCCTTGCTGTCATAGCTGACCTGGAGCAGGGGAGCCGGGGTGTCGCACGAATTCGTGTCAGCCGCGAATACGTTGACGACCACGGTGCCAGCCAGGACGGGCTTGTGAGCAAGCTGACCGCTGATTACCCCACCCAGGATGGTGAGGTTCTCGTCCTTAACAGTCTGTGAACTGTAGTAAGGATCAAGTGCCCAGCCATTCTGGCGAGCATAAGCCTGCGAGGTGTTCTGACGCATGATCTGCGTACCAGCAATCGTCTGGCCCTTGGTGATGCCATACCGATAACGGACGTAGAAGATCAGCGAAGCAGGCTGGCTCATGGGCTGAACGCCAACGAGGCCATCAGCTATGAGCTTGGGGTAGCTCTTGCGCAGGAGAGGCAGGGCAAAGCGGGTGAAGTCCGCAATGTTGTTGGTGGTAGTAGCATCCTCAAAAAGGATACGGCTTCCGCCGCCACCCTTCATGTGGTTGTACTGGTTTTCCATGACCGTAGCCATGAGTCCCATCTTGGCGCGGGACTTGACTTCGGGCATCTTGTTGAGAACTTTGGCCCACTTGTGGACCTGTTTATTTTTCTTGGCCTCAGTTAAGAGGATTTCTTGACGCTTATTCACGTGAATCTCCGTTGGTAGGAGGGTTGATTGATGGTTCAGGATTCCAGGGATTGGGCGATGTCATCGATTTCATTCGATGGTTCGTCCTGAGCAGGCTTAGCGGCAGGCTTGGCAGCATTCTGCTTTTCCTCCGCAACTACCGTTTGAGGCTTAGCCGCCGGTTGCTTCTCTTCAGCCAGAGTCTTCTCTTTGACTGGAGTAGCCTTACTCTCTTCCAGCTTCTTCTCCACAAGCTGCAGCTTACCTTCAAGGTCCTTCTGCCGGATCATGGATTTTTCAGCTATCTCAGAGAGCTTACCAGCCTTAGCCTTCTCGCGTTGCAGTGCTTCGCGAGATTCCGATAACTGTTTTTCAACAGTAGCCTTCTCTTCCTTGGCAGCCTGGAGAGCCTGATTGGTTTGAGCGCTATCCACATTAATTCCCTCAAGCAATGCTTTGAGATGCTTGAGTTTGGTGGTAGCTTCAGACTCCTCAATAGCGTGCTTCTTGGAAGCAGCTTTTTCAATTGTAGTGACCTTAGCTTCTAAGAAGCGCTGGACACCACGGGAAAGGTTTGCTTTATGTGATTCAACTTCCTCAACGCACACTTGCTTGGCTTTATTTAAACGCTGAGTAAATTCTTCTTTGAGCGCCTTCTCTTTAGTAGTGAAGTGCTCATTAACAGTAGAGGTAAATTCTTTAATAGCTTCCTCAGAAATGCTCATCTTCTTGAGGATTGCTTCGATCTTAGAGAGGTCCATCTGGTTTCCTTGTCATTTGGTGACGGAATCGAATGAATTATTGGTTAATTCACCCGTTATTGTAATTTTGTTGATTAACAAGTAATTCGGTATAATTATGGATGTATTTTACTATAAATAAATAATTTCAAACATGAATATACAAAAAATTAAAGTAATATGCAAAAGATGCAAAACGGAATATGAATTCCTAAATAGGTGGTTATCTAGGAATAACCCCAAGAAATTTATGTGCCGCAATTGTAAAATAAAAAATACAACTCAATCTAAAAAATTTAAACAAGAATCTAAAGAAAGATCATTAGAAAAATTAGCTAATAGTGCTGTAAGATCAAAAATGAGCATGATAGCTACTATCAATAATGCTAAAAATGCGGAAAGAATTAGTAATTCATTAAGAAAATTTTATCAGAATTCTAAGAATAAATCAGATAATAGTAATAGAGTAAAAAAATTATGGAAATCTAAGAATTATAGGGAAGATATATCAAATAAGATAAAAAATAAATGGTTAGATGATGATTACAGAATAAGAGTATTAACATCTAAAGATAAAAAAGAAATGAATCTCAAATTTGGAACGCGTGATCATAATGATCTTAAGAATAAATTAATTAAGACCAAGACCAAATTTGAAGAGAATTATTATTTAGGTATACATAAATTTAATTTCTTCATCAATAACAAGATACTCATAGATTTAGAAGAAAACGATGACAAAAAATTATTTGTTGAACACTACTTCAAACAATATATATATCAAACAAATTACGCATCTTGACGCAACGTTCTCCAACCTTTACCTAAACCATCATCTTTCTTAGATGGTGTCCTAGCATCTACTACTTTATCTTCTGGCTTATCTTCCAAATTAATAATGTCTTTATTTTTTAACAAATTCTCCTTTAATTTTCCAACAATAGCTGGAATCGTCTTATGACCATTAATAATAGCAGCAGCGGCTCTATGCCAACCATCCCAAATTTCACCAGGAGTTGAAACAATTATTGGATTTTTAATTTCTTTGGCATTAAATAATTTACTATATTCTTTAGGCTTATCTTTAACTTCATTATTTAACCAAGATTTCCATCCATTGATACCATTTGGCATTAAATCAATCAATTTATATATTGGATATTGATTATCTTTATTCCAAACAAAATCTTCTGGTCCATGACCATAAAATGTTGTATCTGGTGCATTTTGTTTAACAAAATCAAGCAATTCTTCAACCATTTCATTTATCAATGATAATTTCATATTATATCTTTGTCCAAAAACTTTTCACCCCAAGCTTTTGGCCTGGGGTGAAAATAAACTACATTAATAAATTATTTAACCAGTTTGCCTTTTCTCTTATTATATGACTCAAGCTGCATACTAAAATCTTTGTTTTCCTTCTCTTCCTGTTCGCCAGTACCAGCTTCCTCACCACCATGCTGCGGCTCACCCTTCTCTTCTGCAGCAAACTCACGGAAACCAGCAGCCACATCCTCAAGAGAAGCAACAATCTTATCAAGTGCAGTAACTTCTATTTCTTTTTCCGGTTCGACTATAGCAGGCAGGTCGGCTTCATCACCGCCTGGGATATCACCAGCGCCAAATTCAGTCTCAGCACCGCCAGCTTCCTCACCAGCTTCCTCGCCTTCCGCTTCCTCGCCAGCTTCTTTAGTACCTTCATCCTTGAGGAAATCAGGAATTTCCTCATTAACAATCTTCTTAGATTCTTCTACCTTTTTGTCTTTCTTCTCGACTTTCTTATCTTTCTTCTCGTCTTTCTTCTCGTCCTTGCACTCTTCCTCTTCCTTGACTAAGCACACCTTAGTGCCAGCTTTGAGAGTCATCTGCTTACCATTCATCTCAACTAATACATCATGGGGGAGAGTAATACTCTCACCAACTGCATTATCCATACCCTTAAGATCTGGACTAATCTTGGTATCAGCAGTTGCTACTGATTTACCATCAGCTTGGCAAACTGCCTTACCATCAGCTGCTCCACCACCAACCTTGGCATCGCCAGTATTGGCGCTCTCTACTGATTTACCATCAGCCTTTTCAATAGCTGGCTTTTCAGCGCCTTCAGCGGACTTACCGCCTTTAGCACCTTCACCGCCAGTTACCCCACCACCAGCGGCGTTTTTAACGCCATCAGCGCAAGCACCAGAAACTTCTTTTGGATCTTTTGAAGCCACACCCTTACCGTCAGCCTTCTCAACGGCATCAATTTCTTCTTTAAGGGCTTTGATTATTGTAGCGCGGTCCATTTGATTAATTCCTTTGATTTAGGTTTTGAAAATGGTGGTTGAAATATATTTGATCAAACTCTAAAAGTGAGTTTGGTTTCAGCTAAGAATTGTTTTTCAAGATCAACACGTGACTTACTACGAGCAACACGAATCTTGCTTTCCATTATGCTAAGATTGGTCCCATTAACACTAGGTTCATTAACAGCATCAAAAGTAACAAACTTAAATCCAGGTAAAACTTTATTAAATTCATTACCATCTTCATTGAGATATGATTCAAGATCACCAACGCCGCGACTACTAATACAAACTCTTACATCCTGTTCAATAAGAGCCTTGAGCATTTGCCCCTTGGGCATTCCTTCAAGAATCTCAAATTGACCATAAACATTCTTATTTTCCATCCAAAGTTTAGTTAATAATATACAAGCATTTTCTGTATGAATTTTAGCATCATCTGGATGATCCATTTCACCCAAAATTGAACGATCTTTTAATAATGGTTGTATAGCTTTAACACTTTCAATCATTACATCAAGAGGATAAATTCTACCATTCTCATTTGGATCTTCAGCTTTTTGAACTAAGCTGGTAAGACGCATTACTGAACGCTTCTGACCAGTTGCCGATTCGGCAAGTACAGAATCCTGCTTTATTACCTTAAGGGGGTAATAATCCCGAATCACCATATTCTTGGTAATCACTCTATTGGATAGGACCTGCATAACTTATCCTACTGACTTATTCTTTAGTGGCGCTTGTCAAGCCAGTTTCTGGTTTTTCTTTACCAGTTTTGGCTTTTTCAGTACCATTAAAATCTTCATCGCTAAATTTTGGAGGATTATTCCTCTTTACGCCTTCATGATCCTTCTTATCATCCTGATGACCTGCATAATTCTTATTCTCAGGATCAGTTATGTTACTGTCCTCTTTAACCACTGGATTATCACAATCTTGAATTAATTCACCCTCTGGTTTATCAGCAGCAGGTGCTGGATCAGCTTTCTTAATCTCCTCACCTCCATCAGTCTTATTATCTGCATTCATTGCAGCGCTAACAATTTCAATAAGTTTTTCATCACTATTAGCAACAGCAACCAGCGACTCTTCTACTTTTTTCTCATCTTTCTCATCTTTCTTATCTTCTACCTTCTTATCTTCTTTCTTATTCTTCTCCCATGGCTTCTCACCCTCACCATAGCTCTCATTAACTTTTAAATTTTCATCAACTTTGGGGGTCTTATAATCAGAATTCTCATTAATAGTCTTGCCATCGACTTTTTTACTGTCTAATACTGGTTCTTCCTCTTCCTCTTCAGTACCACCAGGGATTGGCTCAGGTACTACTTCAGCGCCTGCTTCAGCACCAGGCGCACTGGCTGGAGCACCCATGTCAGCAGTTGGAGCACCCATGTCAGCAGTTGCGCCAGCTTCACCCATTCCACCGGCACCACCAACTGATGGTGCAGTAAATTCACCCATATCACCAGCAAATTCACCTTCAATATCAGAAGGTGCACCAAATTGATCAACAGCCTGTGGCTCAGGAATCTTATCAAAATCACCAAGGGTTTGAACATCAGTAATCAGATCAGAACCAACTGTAGCAAGTAAATCTTCAACTTCATAAAGGGTCGCATCATCAATATTATTAATATCACTCTCAAGACGTACTACCAGATCATCAACCGCGCCCTGTATGGCAGCATCAGCATCAGATCCAGAAACTACATTCTTGACCAGTTTTAACATATTGAGATATGCCTGGGCTTTTACAGCCTTGGATGACATATCCTCAACAAGAACTGATTTAATGAACGAATCATAAGCTTCTGAGAATCTCTTTGGATTACCAGAAACCTCTTCAAGCAATTTAACATTTTCAATCAAATTCTTTGATTTAGTATCATCAGCAGCTATCTTCCATTCCTTTAAGATTGCATCCTTATTAACAAAACAACTAGTTTCCCAAAGAGTATTAGAAGTGTCTTCAACTATTTTAGAATTAAAAATGCCATTTGAAAAAAGAGTATTTTCTATTAAAGTATTAAATTCACCTTTATTGAGAAGAGTAAATTCCTGTTCCTCAGCTAAAAAATCCTTCGATAATTTAATAGCTTCACGAACATTATTATTTGAAATATGAGCAGCACATGCCTTAATAAGCTTGCCAAAATTATCGCTCTGATATGCACTCTCAGCCACATTCCTCATGTGACGTGCATTAACCTGACGTAAAGTTAACTTAGAAACTGGTAATTTAACATTTTGATCATTATAAGTTATTACGCCTTCCTTAATAACCATTTTAGCAGAAGTAATTGAATCTTTAATTGTCTTTACTAATACTGGATAAATTGATTCTGATATAATAGATTCACTAATATTAATATGCTGCACTACGCCATCACGAGTCTTAACTATGCCACTTTCTGGAATAACATTAGGTGTGCAATATCCCTTCTCTATCTGGCCAAATATCTTATCAGCCTTTGACGAATCATCATCTTCAATAGCTTCAACTAATTCATGGCAAGCCTTATTAAATATTTCTGGCTTCTTTTCATCAACAATAACAATTTGCTTAATATTCTCAAGAGTAATCTGATGCTCAGCAATCTTATAATCAGCCCGATAATAATTATTAGATTTAATGTCTTCAAACATTAACGCATTATTAGCAAGTGAGACTAAACGAAATTTTCTATCAAGTTCAGTTCCAAGTTTTTGCAGTCGGTTCTCCATAACCGATATCTGACCTGCATATCCTTGGTTTATAGTGCTCAGCAACTTGCGAGCATCCATCGTAACTTTGGAGGTGGCAAGAGTCGGTTGCTTATTCATGCTCATTACCTTAATTTAGGGTATTTTTGCGTTGATATATTTTATTATGGTATATCTGCAGGAGTAATACTAGTATCTTCAGTTAAAACTTTTTCAGAATTAACATCCTTTAAAAAAGATTCCATTTCAGTAATAACTTGATCCTTCTTATCGACACCTGATTCAAGTTTTTTACCATTATGTGTTATTCCATCAAATTCGTTTTCATTTAGTAATTTATTAAATGATGCATGTGGACCAAACTTGATCTTAGCAGCAGTAACTTTTTCAATAGCCTCTTTTAAATCAACTTTTCTTTCATTTATTACTAATGATTTTACATTAACATCTTCAAAGAAATCCTCACCCTCTTCTCCACCGCCTTCTTGTGACTTCTTCATATCCATAGTTCTCTTAATAACTTCAAGCTCATCCTTAGTAAGATCTGTAAATTTCTCAACAATCCATTCATCTGGGAATATTTTAAGTTCTTTTAATCCACCCATTATATCAACCCTACTAGCCCAAGTTTCAATTCTATAAAGTTCATCAATAGCACTAGCGGAAGTCATACTGAGTTCAAAATCCTTCATATCCTCAATACTAAATCCTCTAAGAGCAAGATGTACTAATGTTATCTTTTTAATTCCAACTATTAATTGATCTTGTATCCACTGAATAGCCTTAGCAAATTCTGGAGACTGCTGAGCAACCGTCTTGCTAGCATTTGAACCCTCTTGGGCCAATCCAACTCTATTAAATGGTATCTTAAGTGCTGATATCATCTTCTTTTTGAAATATTCAATATCAGCTATAGCATCAAGATTTTCAGCGCCCTTTAGAGTATCAATTTCAACACCCGTACCATCTGATGTTACAGGAACCCAATAATCATCATCTTGAATATGGGGTGCATATTTTTCATTCATAGCACCAGTAACTGGGTCAATAAATTTATGCTTTTTAAATCGTCTAGCTATGATCTGAATATACTGTTCACGCTCTTTAGGAGGGAGATTACCAACTGGAACTTTAAATATTCGCTTTTCAGGCGCTCTAGTATTATGTGTTAATATTCCATCTACTGCAAAATTATGCTCATCTGAATCAACACCAATATCATATATTAAATCTTCTCCGACTTCTTCTATCCCCAATATCCTATCTGATTTATTTTCTTTATCAATTATATGACCACCAATTCTTTCATGTTTTCTTACTAATCCAACATTCCAACCTAATCTATGACATAACTCCTTTATATCTTCCATCAATTTTTTATTACAACAATCCAATTCATGAGCTAAAGTAATGCCACCTTTAAACATTCTAGTAGTTCCATCAGCATCTAAATATCCATCAATAAATGCTATTTGTACCGACCTAGGTGATTTATAAACCCAAGCTGGAACTCTTTTATTTGCTGCTCCACCAATAAAGCCATTTAATTTCATAAATTCAATTAATTTAACTGAACACACATAATAAGCGCCAAGTCTTTTTTCATCTTTATAAAAATGCAGTTTACCAACATACTTTTCAAATAATGATTTATAAAATTGATTAACATCTTCTTTATCACCACAAGCAAAACCGACATAATTATTATATGAATTATCAGTTGATATATATCCATCACCAATCATAAATCCAAACCATTTGGCAAACTGTTCATCAGCTATATCTGGTATATCATAAGTGGTGGCCATACCAGTATTACAATCAAATGACCAACATTCTGTCTCAGAAATCTTTTCATCAACAATATCAAAATCATCAAGAACCGCAATAGCATCTTCTTTTACAAAACTATGTTCACCATTTAAAAAATTTTTAATTGATGATTTTTTATAACCATTATTTTTACCAACATATGACAGACCATGTTCAATATTAATATTTTCTTCAAGTTTCACATATGTTTTAATTTCTGGTTTATTCAGTTTAACATATTCATTATATTCTAAAGTTGGTAAAACAAATTTGTGACAATATGATTTAGTAGTATTTTGTAATGTCTTTAAATCTTTTACATCAACATATTTAAATTTAGTTAACCATTGACCATTTAATTGATATGGTTCTTCTACTAAAATTGGATGAGTAGCATTAGCAAAAATTTCACGATGTTGTGAATACACTCTATAAATCTTATCCTTTCCATTACATTTAGAATAAGTTACATTAGTTTCTTTTAATGTTCCATTTGCAGTATAAGAATAAACAATATCACCTTCTTTTATGTCTTTTATCTCTTTATGGCCATTTGGCGTCCAAACTTTTGAATCGCCCCTTAAACATAACCTGTACACCAATGCAGCGTCTTCCATTAACCGTAATCTACGCCAATCACGACGAGCACCTTCTTGAATTGCTTTACCGTATGGCATATATAACTGTTCAAAATCAATAAGTCTAACGTGAGCAACTTGCCATGGGTGATAATAAACAGGTTTTTCACCGGGAAGCTGATAAAAGAACCCAACCAAATCACCATATTTAGTTTCAATTCTAGTAAAATTATACATATACATCGTCTTAATTGACGCAACACCATCTCTATTGGAAGTTGTTACTATTTCACAAGCAAAATCACCATATTTAGATAAATATCTAGCCATCGGCCTTATATGAGAATCAATATTTAACGTATTGTATAATAAATCTTCTATCTCTTGCTTTAATCTAATACTAGATGTCTTAACAAATACCGAATGATTTCTCTCAGGATCTCTAAGTGAACATTCATCAGCATATAAATCTAAGGCTAGCGATATTTCACCAACCTCATCCATCTGAGAGTAGTCCTTATATCTTTCGAGGCGATTAATCTGCACATTGCTCTGTTCAATATAAAAAGCTGGGTCATGAAGATCAATT